GCGGTAATTTATGGCTTGGTTCTTACTATAGTGGTGGCTATGACCTCAACGGTTACATAGACGACCTACGCATCACCAAAGGCTATGCCAGATATACCGCCAACTTCACCCCACCGACTGCGGCTTTCCCGAATACTGGCCCGATTTAAGGAGAAATCATGTTAGTTGCACATATCAACAATCTTATTCCGATGGACTATCGGGAAGCCTTCCCAAACACCGGGTTTCCTATTAGCGGCCCAAATGATGAGTTTCTTGCCGAGCAAGGCTATGCCAAGGTGTCGGTATTTAAAGAACACAACCGGGAAACTCAGAAGCTGGTCAATGTCGCTGCTTATTACGAAGCCCCTTGGGTGTATACGGTAGAGGTACAAGACAAGACTGCTGAGGAAATTGCTGCTGAAGCTGCTGAGAAAGAAGCCAATCAAGCCAAGGCTATTCGGGCTGAAAGAGACAAACGACTTGCTGAATGTGATTGGGTGACGCTAAAGGCTGTTGATGCTTCCATTGATGGCTTTGGAGTACAGCTTCCTCAAGTGTGGATGGACTACCGTAAAGCCCTGCGTGATGTCCCTGCACAGGCAGGATTCCCTTGGACTGTTGTTTGGCCTGAGAAACCGTAGGAATAAAAATGACTACACCATTTGACATTATTTCCCGCGCAATGAAAGACATTGGCGCGGTGGCCGCTGGCGAGGTTCCCACAGCAGATGAGGCTCAAGATGCGCTGGATATGTTTAACGATATGTTGGCGCAATGGTCAAACGAAAACATGATGGTGTTTTACCGCACCGAATTGATTTTCCAGACCGTCCAGAATACAGTTCAATACACTCTTGGCCCAGGTGGGTCTGTTGGGGCTAACTTTGTTGGTTCCATCTCAGGAAGCACCCTAACGATCACATCTCTTAATTCCGGTGGTGTGACAATGGGGATGAGCCTAAGCGGGGCTGGAATAGCTGCTGGGACAAAGATTGTGGCATTTGGATCGGGCGCTGGCGGGAATGTCAACGAAGCGGGAACATACACTGTCAGCATCCCGCAAACCGTGGCCAGCACAACCATAAACGCCTATTACGAGCGTCCTCTAAACATTGATTCTGGCTTTGTACGGGTTGCTACCATGCAAGGCGGCTCTAGCGTGGCTGGAGGCTATCTTGATTATCCCTTGGCCATTCTCAGCCTTGAGGAGTACGAATCGCTTGGCATCAAACAGCTAAATGGGCCTTGGGCAAAGATGATCTACTATATGCCTGCTGAGACTTTGGGTACGGTCTATGTCTATCCCAATCCATCCCAGGGTGAACTGCATCTATTCACGCAAACAATCTTCCGTGAATTTGGTAGCCTGACAGACAATATCAATTTCCCACAAGGCTACAACATGGCTTTGAGATGGTGTTTGGCCGAGCGTCTTTGCCCTATGTATGGCAAGACAAATCAAACGCAGCTTGCTATGATTAACGCATACGCGGCGCAAGGCAAGTCAACCATTAAGCGTACAAACATGAAACCAGCGCAAGTTGCTAGGTATCCTGATTCGCTGATGATGGGCAAAGCAAAGGACGCTGGTTTTATTATGGATGGTGGTTTCCGCTAGGAGTAAAAAATGCCGGATTTTGGCTTTGTCGGAACATCTTATGTAGCCCCATCCATCTACCAAGATGACCAAGAATGTATCAATTTCTTTGCGGAAATTGATGTTTCCAAACAGCAAGGCGACAGGGGCATTGTTGCCCTTTATCCAACCCCAGGATTGGTGGAAGTTGCCCAGCTTAAAAACGGTGAGGTACGGGGTCTTAAAACCCTATCTGGTGGCGAGTTGATCGTTGCCGTATCCGGCAATGCAGTTTACACATTGGATGTCAACTTTGTTGCTTCTCAAATTGGCACACTATCCACAACCCGTGGCCCTGTATCTATATCTGACAACATCACAGATGACGGTCTGATTGCTTACATTGTTGATGGGCCTAACCGTTATACCTATGTAGTAAACACCGGAGCATTTGCTGCTTTGCCTCCATCAGACGGGCCTTGGCAGGGCGCAAGCGTTGTGGACAATGTTGACTCTTACAACATTTATAACCAACCTGGAACGCAGAATTGGGCCTGCACAGACCTCAATTCAATGTACTCGACCCAGGCTCTGTATGGGACTAAAAACGGCTATTCTGACAATCTTGTAAGCCTGATAGTGGATCGCCGCCAAGTTTACTTGATGGGCGAGGTTACGACAGAAGTCTGGACGGATGTAGGGAATGTGATCCAAGGCATTACTACATTCCCATTTCAAAGGGTTCCTGGCACATCCATCCAATCTGGTCTAGGAGCGCCTTTTTCAATCGCCAGATTTCTTGATTCCTTTGCATTTGTCGCAAAAGACACAAGAGGCGACTCCACGATTGAAATGGTCAATGGTTATTCATTTGTGAAGATTTCCACCCATGCGGTTGAGGAATCGTTAAGAAACCAGATCACTTCTGATGCCGTGGCTTACACCTATCAAATTGAAGGCCATGAGATGTACGTCTGTACCTTTCCCTCCATTGGGGACGGTCTGACATGGGTTTACGATGGCTCTACAAAGTCCTGGCATAAGTGGTTGTCTTGGGATGCTGATTCTGGGAAATACTATCGTCACCGGTCAAACTGCGGGTGTTTCTTCCAGACCCAATACGTTGTCGGGGACTATGAAAACGGCAAAATCTACACCATTCAAAACGCTGTTTATACCGACAATGGCAACCCAATTCGCCGCTTGCGTAGAGCGCCGCATATTGTTTCTGATCTTCAGCGACAGTATTTTGAATCATTCCAAATCCAGTTTCAGCCAGGAGTAGGCAACAATGTCCCAGAAACCGCGCCTATTTACTTGCTTGCAGAAAACAACGATTTCCTCATCACAGAAAGCGGAAACGACCTTATTGCAGAGCAAGCAACCCCTGTTGCTTCAAGCGCCAACCCCCAGGCTATGTTGCGCTGGTCAAATGATGGTGGCTCCACTTGGTCAAATGAACATTGGGTATCAATAGGACGGGTTGGCCAATACGCTAATCGCGCACTTTGGAGGCGTTTGGGTTGGTCGCGTGACCGCATCTTTGAGGTAGCAATTTCTGATCCTGTCAAAGCCGTAATTGTTTCTGCCGAATTGAAGGCAAGCGCCGGAGCAAACTGATGGCAACAGCCCCAAACACCAATATCAACATCCCGATAAGCCCGTTTCTAAATGAGAACACGGGAAGGCCGAATCAAGAGTGGCTAGTTTGGCTGATGAATCCTTCCGTAGTCGGAATCACGCTAGGTTATCCCTTACAAGTCAACAATGGCGGCACAGGAACAAATCAAGTACCCGCCAATGGCGAATTGTTGATTGGGAATGGAACTGGATATGAAACCAACAACCTTGGGGCTGGGGCGGGAATAAGCGTTACCAATGGTGCAGGAACAATTGATCTGGCCAATACCGGGGTGCTATCTAACATTGCAGGGCCAGGGATTGCGGTATCCAGCCCAACAGGTGATGTAACCATCTCAAATACCGGTGTTCTTAGTTTCTCTGCTGACAATACAGGGTTAACCCCATCCACCGGAACAGCGGGAGATGTAACCCTTGGAGGCACTCTCAATGTCCCTCATGGCGGCACAGGTGCAACATCTTTGACGGGCTATGTAAAAGGAAGCGGAACTAGCCCATTTACCGCGTCATCCACCATCCCAAATACAGACATTACCGGTCTTGGAACCATGTCAACCAAGAACATTGGGGTTTCTGGAACATTTTTAAGCGGGGACGCAGTTCCAAAAACAATAACCGTTGTGGACGGGATTATTACCAGCATAGTATGAATGAACTTGATTTACCCAATCATGTGACCCGTGAGCAGGTAGATCGCCTGCAGGCCGAAATGGTCAAAATGCCGCAGGCTGAATTGGTGACTGAGCATCACTTTAGCCCTGGAATGTATATGCGGAAGGTTTTTAGACCCGCCGGGACGTTAATTGTCGGGAAAGTTCACAAAGAATCCCACTTCTTTTTATGTGCAAAAGGCGAGATAATTGCGTGGACTGAAAACGGAATGAAACGGCTTCAGGCTGGTGACGTTGTGGAATCCAAGCCTGGAACGAAGCGGGTAACTCTGGCTGTGACTGACGCAATTGGCGTGACTATTCACAGAACTGACAAAACCGACCTTGATGAAATTGAGGCTGAATTGATAGAGCCAGATACGACCGCGCTTTTTGACGCCAGAAATGACCTCAAAAAGTTTGAAATTGAAGGGGAAAAATTATGACTTGGGTAGCAGCAGCGATTGGTGGATCGGCCTTATTAGGCTATATGGGGGCGCAGCGTCAAGCAAGCGCAGCAGAATCAGCGGCGCGGATGCAGGCTGATGCAGCCAATCAAGCCGCCATTCAACAGCGGCAGATGTTTGACATTCTTAATGCCCAGCAAGCGCCTTACCGAGAAGCTGGATATGGCGCATTAACAAAAATTCAAAATATGTTGCCGTATCTTACAAAGCAACCAACAGCAGAAGATTTATTGGCCATGCCAGGGTATCAATTTGGTCTTGAGCAAGGAACTGGAGCCGCAAGACAAATGGCTAACGTGGGTGGCGGTGGCAGCAATGTTGCTAGAGCCGCGCAAAAGTTTGCCGCTGATTATTCAACAAATGTAGGGTTGCCTCAATATCTAAACATCAGAAAAGATATTTACAACACTCTTGCCGGAATAGCCGGAATTGGACAAACAGCACAAACTCAAGCAAATCAACTTGGACAGAATGTTGCCACTAACATTGGTCAACTAGGAGTAGGGGCTGCTGGCGCTTTGGGGGCCGGTCAAGTCGGTGCGGCTAACGCAATGGCAGGGGGACTACAAGGAATTGGAAGTTCTGCTACCTTGGCAAGTTTGTTAAAAGGAGGCGGCGGCGGTGGTCTTGGAGTTGCCGAACAAGTTGCTGGCCCATACTTTGCGGTAGGTTAAAAATGGCAGATTTCAACATCACCCCAGTAGCCACCCAGATCAAGCCAATTCAAGGCCCATCTCTGGCTGACATGATAAACATTGCGCGTGGAGCGCAGGCTTATCAACAAGCGGAACAAATCAATCCTCTGGCTTTGCAAAAAGCTCAACAAGAAACAAGAACAGGTCAGATTCAATTAGGCGTTGCAGAGCAGGCAAACATTGAACGCCAACGGATGCAAGAGTTTTTCTCTAATCCTGATAATTTTCAAACTAATGGACGCATTGATATTGACAAGATCAATGCTGCTGTTCCTTCTATTGCTCCTTTAACCGGCAATGACTACATTAGCAAATTTACCACTATTGGTAAAGCTCAAAGTGAGGCAATTAGCGCAAAACAAAATCTTACACAAGATCAGCGATCAATGATCGGATCGCGTCTTGGTTTAATGGGTCGCCTTGGTGTTACTGATGTAAATCAGTATCTTAAAGAACTTGATTTATTGAAATCAGAAAATCCAGAAAACAAAGATTTTGGCAGATTGATTGATTCATATAAAACAATCTGGCAAAACACAATGAAATCTGGCCCAGAACTTCCTGGTATAGCTATTTCTGGCGCTCAAACACTACTATCACCAGAAAAACAGCAGACACTTGCACCCGTTATGCAAGTCAGCCCACAAACAGGGCAAACCGTTGCAATTACTCCATCCATTGGCGCACAACCTCCCAAAGCAGAGATTGCCATCCCAAGTGGATTGCAAGGCAAAGCGCCTACTGGAACAGTTGGAGCAGGAACAGAAGTTGCCCCAGGTATGCGTGTGCCGTATCCGGTCAGGAGCGCATCTGTTCCTTTCATCCCAGAGCCGACAGAGGCAAAAGATACGGAGGCGGGGTTTGGCTATCGCAACAGAATGATTCAAGCGCAAACTGGGTTGGCTCAGAACCGCAGAAACACCGAGGAAGTAATTGCTCAAGCCAACAAAATTGCAAGCAATCTTTATTTTGAAAAAGGCGGTATTCCTGGGCAGATTGAACAAAAGATTCGTATGGCCATTGGAAGCGCCGAATACGATATGCTTGCCAAAGACCTAGCTAATATGGCTTTGTCTAATGTTCAAGCAATGGGTGGTGTTGGCAATACGGTTGCTGGTCTTGATATGCAACAAGTGGCAAACGGAACAATCAAAGTGCCGCCAGAAGTCTTGGTAAAGATTGCTCAACGAGTACAAGCAGACCAGACCAATCTTGATATGCAAGCCAATGGCGCAGAAAGATTTGCACAGCGCTTTGGTGACAACAACATGAAAGCCTATCAGCAAGCCTGGAACGCCAATGCTGACACCAAGATTTTTGAGGCAATCAACGTCATTAAAAACATCCAAGACCCAACAAAAGTTGCTGCTGAATTAAAACGCTTGTTCCCCAATGAAAGCACAAGAAAAAACTTTTTAATC